CAAGAAACCTCGGGGGCTGCAACCTGAAAGACCGCACTTGATCTCCCGCGTGCTGACCAGCATCTAGGTGCCGCAGTGGCTTCCTAGTCTGCTAGCTGAACAGCACAACCTCTCCGGCAATTATACCGGAGAGGCCCACCTCGTCTTGATGCGGACGGCACGAGGACGTCCAGCATACTCCAAGTGGTCCTTTCGCTCGAAGGGAAGTTCCCCTCGTTTGAGAAACCACTTCATCAAGGCACCATAGTCGTCCAGGTTTGACTTGGGCAACTGTGATTCAACCAACACGCCCTTGACTAAAGGGCGATGCAGGTCGGTGTCATACCGGTAGGGCTGGCTAACGCCCTCCGTTGGTTCGTATTTGGACTCCTCAGGACCTGACCAGAGTGATCGGTCATGCCCCTTCAGGTCCAGCCACCTTTTATACTCTTCCGAGTAGTGAGGTGTCCGGCCTGATGGGAGCCCTAGGATACTACCGTCGGACAAAACAACTCCGGGGTAGATCCACCCAAAATCTGGGCTTACGAACGTATGACGCCCCAATAGAGCTGATGTCTCCGCAACGTATGGAAATGGAATAAGCTTCTCCACTTCCGCGTCTAGGAATAGCACAGGTCCAACAAAACCAGCCTTAGCAAGCTGATTACGAAGGGACACAGTACTCACCAGTTCAGAAGCATGCCTCCGTGATGACGGAAGTACCGTACGAACACGACTTATACTAACGTCGTGGCCGTCGAAGTACTCCTTGCCACAACTCTCCCTGAACTTCCCAGTCCAGAAAGACTTGTGGTGATTCACTTTGAAGCCAAAGGCCTCAAGTGTTGCCATAACGGAATGCACATAGTGCGTGGGGACAATAATATCGTCCCCGTACACGCGCACCTTGCCGATGAAGGACTTAACGTCCTTTCTCGTCAACGGGCGATTGAGCACTCGCTCTATCCCTAGAAAGACGCAGGTTGTGAAAACCAACGCCTCGAAGGGGAAGCAAAGTGCTGAACCCATAGACGCAAACTTGGCTAAGGGTATAACCCCATTGCCAGGCACTGCAGCCTTCTGTGACCGGGTAGCAAACACCACCTCGCGAGAGATGGTATGCCGCTCCAATAGGCCACTTACATGCTGCATCGAGACACGGTCCGATGCTTCACTCAAGTCGAGTGTCGCCAAGGTTCCATCCCTGGAGCCTTCTTGGGCGAGCAGCTGGTTTATTTGCTGCCCATCCTCGTCGAACTTAACAAAGTGGCGCGCGAAGTCATCGTTCGCC